TTCTTACATTATAATCCGTTAATACAGAGCTTGTATTAAAATCAATATACGGAGAGACTGCTGATGCAATATTGGACTGCGGCCCTAATGTTACGCTTCCTCCAGAATCAGTACCAAACGATGCTCTTCCTGTTGCACTATTTGCCGTAATTCCTGCAAAAGTTGGGGAATTACTCACGCCCAAATTTTGATTGATAGTATATTGAGTAATATTTAAAGAAGTTCCGCCGATATTTAAACTTGATGCAGTACCAGTTAAACCAGTACCAGCGCCAGATAAAGTTGTGGCAGACAATGTTCCGGATAATATTGTGTTCGCTGCAATAATATTTAAATTACCGCTACCGGATACAGAATTATTTCCTGATGCTATTAATCTGACATTATAATCCGTTGCTACAGAGCTTGTATTAAAATCAATAAATGGCGTATTTGATGATGCAGTATTGGCTTGATTTCCTATCGAAACGCTTCCTCCAGAATCAGTAGATAATACTACTTTTCCTGTTGTACCGGATACTGTCAATAAAGTTGTTGTTAATGATCCAGTATTAGCGTTTCCGTTAACATCTAATTTATAAGAAGTATTAGAAGATGAGCCAACAGCAAGATTACCGCCTATTGAAGTGCCTACTCCGGTAGTATCTAAAGATAAAAATCCATCGTTGCGTATTTGGAATGGTCTTAAATTATTCCAAGTACCGCTTGCAGTTGTTCCGCCATTACTCAACAATATGTAATATTGCGCTCCATCGTATCTATGGATTATTGTATTAGCTGTTCCATAGAATAGTTGTAATTGATTTCCTGGATTGTTAATGGTTTGTGCTCCATTAACGGTTAATACTCCAGTATTAGCTGTTCCGTCGACATCTAATTTATACGCAGGAGAACTTGTTCCGATACCAACGTTACCAACACTAGTAATACGCAACTTTTCTGTTGGAGTTCCGGCATTTGCGGTATAAAATTCTAATGTAGTTTGATTCGAACCATTATTCCTTGCTCGTATCTGACTGTCTCTAAGATTAAATCCTCCACCGTTTACGTCAAATGATAGTATACTTTGACTATTTGCTGTACCAGAAGTGTTTACGATTGATGTAATTATTGTTCCGCCGGAGTTTGCTCCTACTACAGCGAATTTACCCCATGTACCAGGAGAAGTCGTACCAACCCCAACATTTCCGGCAAAATAATTGTCAGCAGTACCAGCAGCATAGAAGTTGTATCTTCCCGCACCAGAAGCTATATTTGAAAAGAACCCGTAGTTATTGGTTGCTCCTGTAAGGTTGGATGCAGCATGAAATCCATACTGATTGGTTATAGCTGAATTAGCTCCTATTGTTCCTTGAGACGCGTCGTAATGACGTAAATTGGTCAGAGTGAAAGAAGCGGCTTGAGTTGATAATTCAGACTGAAATCCAATTGCTGTGTTGTTTACGTCGCTCAAAATTGTAGCAATTTCTCTGATACCTAGTGCGGTATTAGAAGTACCTCCTCCTGTAATATTTTTTAGAGAAGATATAGAAGTATCTCCATAGGGCGCTCCAGAGCCAAATGTAATTCTTCCCTTATTATCAATTCTCATCTGTTCAGTAGGACTGGAAGCGCCATCGGCTGTAGTACTGAAAGATAATCTTCCTGGCATGTCATTAGTGCCGGGAGTATTGTCTACTGCCGCCGTAATCTCCGCAGCGCGAATGAAAGCAGTGCCATCTGAACCTTGAAAACTAACTTGACCTAGTAGCGTGCCTGATGCAACAGAACCGCCAGTATGAGTGCCAACGGTGCCGCTGTTGCATTTTGCCAAAACTAAAGAACTTGCTTGAGAAGTGGTTGCAAACCATGCAGAGGCACCATAAGACGCTTGCGCCGCCGCACTTACTGCGTGAAGTTGAGCGTATGGCCCCATTGCACCGCCGCTCCCGGGATTGACTACGCTAAGGGTAGATGTATTGCCAACAATAAGCTGACCAACGCTGTTCACAACGAACGGAGTTCCGTCAGGATTAGCGCTATCCTCAACTATTAAAGCATTACCTGAACCAGTTTGCGTGATTCGTAAAGCATCGGCGCTAGAACTTGATTCTATAATTTGATTTCCGGATACATGTAGATTTACCGATGGAGAACTTGTTCCAACACCAACGTTCCCGATGAAAACATTATTAGCAGTACCAGCAGCATAGAAGTTATATCTATTTGATCCTGCGGCAGAGGCCGGAATGCTAGAATAAAACCCGTAGTTATTATTAGCTCCAATCAGAGTAGAGGAAGCATTATAACCATATTGGTTTGTTACCGTTGACCCTGCTCCGATTGTACCTTGTTGCGCCCAATAATGATTCAAACTAGTCAAGGTGAAAGATTGAGCAGAAGTATTTGGTATAGAATAAAACGAGTCGAATCTTGTAGTAACTGACGAATTTGCAGTCATATTTGACTGTACGCCAACTAAATATCCTCCAGTAGGAGAACCGTTGCCGGCAAGAGCTAGAGTTCCGCTAAATCCTCCTGGACTTGTTGTACCAATACCAACAGAACCTGCAAAATAATTGGTAGCAGTACCAGCAGCATAGAAATTCCAGCGGCCTGTATTTGATGCGATATTTGAATAGAAGCCGTAATTGGTCGAGGCTCCTATTAATGTTGAATCAGCAATAAAACCATATTGACTTGTTACTGATCCACCAGCAGATATATTTGAAAAAGTGCCTTGAGCAGCTTGATAATGTCTTAGATCCGTTAAGGCAAAATTTGCGTTTTGTGTGCTTGCTGTTGTTCTGAAGTATTGTGCTGTATTTGTTACGTCGCTTTGTACAGTACCGTTTGATAGTATTCCGTAAGTAGAAACTGCTCCTGTAAGAGTTTTACCAATTAATACATTTTGACCTGCTGATGTAGCAGAACCAATACCAACAGCCCCAGCAAAATAATTGTCAGCAGTACCAGCAGCATAGAAATTCCAGCGGCCTGTATTTGCTGCGATATTTGAATGGAATCCGTAGTTGTTGGTGGCTCCAGTTAAGTTTGACTGAACGCCGAAGCCGTATTGACTAGTTATAGCTGAGTTTGCGCCTATCGTACCTTGTTGCGCTTGGAAATGCGTCAGTAGGTTTAGCGTAAAATTATTAGCCTGCGTCGACGGTAAACTTAGATATGTGGTATGAGCACTGGTCACATCAGACTGAATTGTAGGATCAGTATAATGATAATAAACGCTGGTAGCTCCTGAAGAATTTCCCGCATATTTTAGTCTTGCTGCCGATGTTATTGTAGAATTAAACGCGAAACGCCCTTGATTATCAATTCTAAGCCTTTCTGTAGAATAATTAGCGCCATCAGCCGTGGTGCTAAAAGTCAACCTACCTGGCATATCGTTCGCGCTGGGAGTTCCGTCTACTTGTACGCTAATAGAAGCGGCTGGAATGTAATTTGTTCCATCTGATCCGCCCCAAACTAAGTTTCCGATTTGGTCTCCTGAAACAACTATTGTGTGATTGTTAGGAGAAACGGTACTTCTAGTTTTAGTGAAATCAATATCAGCTCCATAAATGTCAGCGCTATATCTTCCTATAGCTAGACCCTGAACGCTATGATGGGCGGCGATTTGTACAGTAGCTTTGTTGCCGTAATGCGACGTGTACGCAGATGTTAACCCGCTTAATACTCTACCATCATTAGTGATTACAAAAGGCGTACCATCAGGATTAGTGCTATCCTCAACTACTAATGCATTGCCTGAACCAGTATGAGTTATTCTCAGAGCATCAGTACCAGAACTTGATTCTATAATTTGATTTCCTGATACATGAAGGTTTGCTGATGGAGAACTTGTTCCAACTCCAACATTTCCTACGAAAACGTTATTAGCAGTACCAGCAGCATAGAAGTTATATCTACCAGTTCCTGAATTAATAGCAGAATAAAACCCGTAGTTATTTGTTGCTCCTGTTAGGGAGGAAGATACGCTAAAGCCATAGCTGTTTGCTCCGGAACCGCTCGCCAAGTTATAAATAGATTGAGATTGCGAGTCAATTCGCATTACTTCCAGTTGTGTACCAGATCCATTATCAGCAAAAAATGATAAACCTATATTACTTGATGATGTCCCTCGATAATGTCCTATAGAACTGTATCTATCAGTCCTATCAGAAGCAAACACTAATTGAGGGGTGGCAGTGCTATTAGTAGCTATAGTAGAAAACAAAAGCAATTCTGCAGTTGGCGGCGCTGTTATATTACTTGATGCCCGCGATAGCGTAGTCCCGCCACCCTGCACTTGAAATTTATTGTTAAGTGCTGTAGTGCCAATCCCCACCCTACCCGCGTTATCAATCCTCATCTTTTCAGTCGGGCTAGACGCGCCATCAGCCGTCGTGCTAAAAGTCAACCTACCTGGCATATCGTTCGTTCCAGGAGTACCGTCTACTGCCGCCGTAATATCCGCAGCGCGAACGAAAGCAGTGCCATCTGAACCTTGGAAACTAACTTGGCCTAGTAGTGTGCCTGATCCTACGCTTGCATGCGTACCGACAGTGCCACTATTGCTTTTTGCAAAGACAAATGAGCCAGTTTGTGCGCCAGTGGCGAACCAAGCGGTAGCCCCATAAGCCGCCGATCCTGCAACAAGCCCATGTTCTTGAATAACAGGAGTAAATAATAACCCGTTGGCTGGGTTTACAGCATCAGCGGCAATAGTATTACCGATTACCACAATACCCGCTTGGGTTATGACAAAAGGCGTAGAATCAGGATTAGAGCTATCCTCAACAACCAAAGCGTTACCTGAACCCGTTTGAGTGATTCTTACAGCATCAGTAGAAGATGCTGCTGATGTTATTAATGATGAAGCAGATACAGACGATCCTGTTATATTACCAAAAGATACATTATTGGCTTGGAAATCCGCTATTCTAAAAGAAGAATTTGAGGTATCTATATATGGAGATAAATCGGTTTGTGGTAAATATTGATCGAATACTTTCCAGTAACCATCTGAAGCATCTCTGAAGAATCCTGCGTTTCTAGCTATTCCGTCGTTATATTTTCCAGCAAACCCTAGATCCGGATTAGCAACATTAGATTCGCTATTAAGATAAATCATATTATCTTTAATTGCTAAATTATTAGCGCTGACAGTTGTAACGTTACCAGAGAAAGTTACGTTACCAGTAACTAATAATGAAGAATTAATTGTTACAGGACCAGCAAAATAATTTTCAGCAGTACCAGCGGCATAGAAATTGTAACGGCCTGTATTTGCAGCGATAGCTGAGTAAAAACCATAGTTATTTGTCGCTGATGTTAGGCTCCCGTCAGCATAAAACCCATGCTGATTAGTAATTGAAGAATTTGCTCCAAGCGTAAAAAATGACGCTTTATTATGAGTCAAATTGCTTAAATTAAACGAAGCAGCTTGAGTGCTAAGATACGAAGAATTGTGTGTATATGTATTAGTTTGAGCTGAACTTACAGTAGTATCGTTGAAAATTCCGGACGCGCTTGTGCCAGAAGAAATTCCCGAAGTTCCGCCGCCTATACCAATACGCTCGCTACCAGGATAAGTTCTGCCGAAAAGAACGTTTTGTAAACTATTGATTCTAAATGCTTCAGTAGGGATAGTTCCGCCGTCTCTGGTAGTACTGAATAGTAGACGACCTGGCATATCATTTACGTCTGGAGTGCTGTCTACTTCAGCAGATATTTGCGCTGAACGGATTTGATTTGCGCCGTCATTTCCTAAAAATACTACAGAACCCAACGTATCGCCTGCTTGAACTATAGTATTAACATAAGGATTTGAATTCCTAATTTTTCTCAAATATAACTCAGCGCCAACTACATCTACACTTGCTCTTGTCAACATGACCGGCCCTTCTGAGCCGACTGACATTACGTTTAATTTTGCATTGGTGTAAGTTGCCACTACGCCAATATTTACATTTCCGTTGGAATCAATAACAAAAGGAAAACTATCTGGATTCGCGCTATCTTCAATTACCAGAGCATTACCTGAACCAGTTTGAGTAATTCTAAGAGCAGCATTACTAGAACTAGATTCTATAATTTGATTTCCGGATATATGAAGTTTTTCCGATGGAGCGTTTGTCCCGATTCCAAGATTACCTAAAGAAGATAATCTCATCCATTCGTTTGCGCCATAAATATTTCCGAAAATTAAATCTCTAGAAGAACCGGCAGATAAAGTAATACCGCTTTGGATGTAATTTGCGTTGCTTGTTGATATAAGTCTTAATAAAGAATTAGAAGATTCTTGTACTATAAGAGCTGCACTACCTGTTCCAGAAATATTTGCCTGAGAACTGCTGCCTAATCCTGAAACTGTAAGGTTAGTTAAAACTGCGCTATTAGCAAAAACTAAAGAACCAGTTCCGGTTTCGTTCGCTATTACACTAGCCAATTCAGTTGCTGTTGTTGTAGCGAACTGAGATAATTTTCCGGTAGTTACGGCTAAATTAGTTATAGAAGATCCTAATTGTATAGAAGAACCGTTTATACTAATCGAGGAATTTTGTAAAGCTCTGTTCGGAACTGAAACTAATCTATCATTAGGTAAAGTTCCTGATATTAAATTACTAGCATTAGCTGAAGAATTTGCTGTATTTGTAAGATTATCATATAGATATTTTACTGTACTAGCAGTAGCAGCTTCGGTAGTAGAAGTGCTGGTAAACGTATCATTTAATTTAACTAAACCAGAAACAGAAGTAGTTGCTATAGCAATAGCAGTATTACTAATAGAAGTAATTCTTCCATAATTATCAGTCGTTATAGTTGTAGTATGTGTAGAATTACCATACGTTCCTCTGACGCTTACGTTAGCCAAAGAACTTAATGAAGTTCCGTTAAAATATATTAAAGGTCCAGTGGTAAATGAATTTTGATTAGTACCACCCCTAGCAACAGCCAAAGTTCCTGCTGTTATATTTGCAGCATCTCTATAAGTGGAATCAACGTATGCTTTGGTCGTAGCATCAGTATTAGATACTGGGTTAGCAACGTTAGTTATTGTTTGGTTATTATTATCTAAACCATTTCTAGCTATAAATCTTTTTGTAGACACGATTCTCTATCCTCGCGAAGTGTTTTATATTGTGACCGACGTTCTTATAATTTTTGTATTACTCGCAGTATTAGCTACTGGAGTTATCAATAGTTGTACGTTTGTTGAAGAAATTGTTGAATCAAAACTAGCTATTGCGCTACCGGAAGTAAATATAGTTCCGTATTCAGTTATATAAGAATTTTCTCCGTCTTGTATCAATAATATTTCCGTGGATTGATACGATGTATTTGTAGAAACTTGTACCAAATACTTACAAGATCTAAATTGAGTATTAGAAAATGCATCTATTACTTGATTTGGAGTATTTGTTCTAAGGTTTATAGTATTACAGAAAATAACACTATTATTTAAAGTCAAAGTATCAGAAACAGTCAAATTCTTCGTTGTTACATTAGAAGTAAACGTAGAAGAATTGGCTATTATAATATTAGAAAATAATGTACTAGTATTAACGCTAGTATTTGCCTGGATTGTGTTCAGAGTTAGCGCTGAAGCGAAAATATTATTAGTGCTTACTCTTGTATTTGCAACAACGAATCCTGAAGTAATACTATCAGAGAATACTGAATTTGTACTTACCCTATTATTAGCAACAAAAAATCCAGAAATAATATTATTAGAAAATAAAGAATTCGTACTAACACTAGTGTTAGATTGAATTGTATTCAGAGTTAATGCTGAAGCAAAAATATTATTAGTGCTTATAGAATTATTTGCCTGAACGGTATTCAGAGTTAGCGCTGAAGCAAAAATATTATTAGTGCTTATAGAAGTATTCGCCTGAATTGTATTCAGAGTTAATACCGAAGCAGAAATAGTATTAGTGCTTACTGAATTATTCGACTGGATTGTATTCAGAGTTAGCGCTGAAGCGAAAATATTATTAGTGCTTACTGAAGTATTCGCCTGAACGGTATTCAGAGTTAGCGCTGAAGCGAAAATATTATTAGTGCTTACTCTATTATTAGCAACTATAAATCCTGAAGTAATACTATTAGCGAATATTGAATTTGTAGTTACGCCGGTATTCGCCTGAATTGTATTCAGAGTTAATACCGAAGCGGAAATAGTATTTGTACTTACAGAAGTATTCGCCTGAATTGTATTCAGAGTTAATACCGAAGCGGAAATAGTATTTGTACTTATAGAAGTATTCGCCTGAATTGTATTCAGAGTTAATACCGAAGCGGAAATAGTATTAGTAGTTATAGTATTTGTACTAACGCTGGTATTTGCCTGAATTGTATTCAGAGTTAGTGCCGAAGCAGAAATAGTATTAGTGCTTAATGAATTATTCGCCTGGATTGTGTTCAGAGTTAATGCTGAAGCAGAAATAGTATTAGTGCTTACTGAAGTATTTGCCTGTATTGTATTCAGGGTTAGTGATGAGGCGCTAATTGTATTTGTACTAACGCTGGTATTTGCTTGGATTGTATTCAGAGTTAATGCTGAGGCAAAAATATTATTAGTGCTTACTCTTGTATTTGCAACAACGAATCCAGAAGTAATACTATTGGCGAATACTGAATTTGTACTTACGGAAGTATTCGCTTGAATTGTATTCAGAGTTAATGCTGAGGCGCTGATAGTATTCGTACTAACGCTTGTATTCGCTTGGATTGTGTTCAGAGTTAATGCTGAAGCAAAAATATTATTAGTGCTTACAGAAGTATTCGCCTGAATTGTATTCAGAATTAACGCTGAGGCGGAAATAGTATTAGTAGTTACAGAATTGGTATTTACAGAAGTATTCGCCTGAATTGTATTTAGAGTTAATGCTGAAGCGCTGATGGTATTCGTACTAACGCTATTGTTTGCTTGAATTGTATTCAGGGTTAGCGCAGAAGCAGAAATAGTATTCGTACTAACGCTTGTATTAGCTCGAATTGTATTTAAAGTTAGCGCAGAAGCAAAAATGTTATTAGTGCTTACTGAATTATTCGCCTGGACTGTATTCAGGGTTATCGCCGAGGCAAAAATATTATTAGTGCTGACGCTGGTATTAGCAACAATAAACGCGGAAGTAATACTATTAGCGAATACTGAATTTGTGCTCATTCTAGTATTAGCAACAATAAACGCGGAAGTAATAGTATTAGCGAATACTGAATTTGTACTTACTGAATTATTGGCCTGAATTGTATTCAGAGTTAGCGCAGAAGCGGAAATAGTATTCGTACTAACGCTATTGTTTGCTTGAATTGTATTCAGAGTTAGCGCAGAAGCGGAAATAGTATTCGTACTAACGCTATTGTTTGCTTGAATTGTATTTAAGGTTAATGCTGAAGCAGAAATAGTATTAGTGCTTACTGAATTATTCGCCTGAATTGTATTTAGAGTTAATGCTGAAGCGCTGATGGTATTCGTACTAACGCTATTGTTTGCTTGAATTGTATTCAGAGTTAAAATATCAGAGAATATAGAACTCGTAGATATATAATTATTAGCTATAACATAATTTGTTAATATATTTGAAGCTGATATTTGACCACTAGACCCTAAAGTAGAAGTAGTCGTAATACCTTGAAGAATAGTGTTACCGGATATTACTAAAGATTTTCCTAATAGGTTATTAACATTAGCAGTTCCATATAAATTTACATAATTGTAAAACGAAGAATTACCTGAAACTAATAAAGCATTTTCTGTATTAGATAAATAAAGATAATTTATTTTACTTAATCCGCTCGCATCTAACGAATAGAAAGAATTATTTGCGTTCGTTAAATATAAAGTTTTGCCTATTTCAGCAGTATTCTGTACATATAAAAGGCTATCTGTTCCTTGAATATTTGTTTCATTTGTAAACAGAGCTCTTGCATCAGATTGTAATCCGTATACATTAGGATCGCCGCTATCAGCTAAAATGAAAGAACCGGAGGGTTTGGTCCATTCATCAAACCCTAGTCCGTTCATACTATTGATCATATTATCGGTGGCTCTTATTAGATCACCGAAAGTATTTGAAGCGTATATATTAGAAAGATATGTTGGAGTAATTGCCATTATTTTATCCGTTTATTTCCTTTTAACCTTTTTCTAAAATCTTTAACATTAAATCTTTAATTTCTTTTATATCAGATTTAATATCATCCACTTCAGACTTAATAGTATTTATTTCGTTTTTTTGGGACGCTAATATATTTCTTCTATTCAAATAATCTGTCAATCCTTGAGAATCTTGATTTATTAATGTATTAGTTTCAATATCTTTTACAAAACTAGTCCCTTGTATTTTTACTAATTTCATTGTTTACCTAACTTATCGTTTTCTTTAGCAGGTAAAGCAATACATCTAAAATCATATATCTTAGGAACGAAAGTTTTATCCGAAGTTGTCATTAATATTTTAATAGCAAATTCACTGAAAGACGTAGGACTAAACGTTTCTCCTAATGTATTATTATAAGAAACATAACCTTGATCTACGCCATCAACACCAGGAGCAAAACTAAATTCAAAAGATTCGTTTCTAGTTTTTGAATATAAAGAATCGCTGTTTCTTGTTTTAGTCATCAATTGCCAATTTTGATTTTCAAAACGATCGGTATCGAATCTATTTTTTATTTTATAATAAACATGAATATCAGTTCCTTGAGGACGATACGCAGTTAAAAATACAGCTAAATCTTCAGAATCGAAATTAGTATCTAAAACTACTTTCTTAGTAAAGTATTTCGCTATACCAGATCCACCGGAAGCAGAAGTTTCCCCATTCACTATAACAGAAACGTTAGAATTACCAGATCTGGTTGCTGCGTCAGTTACTGTTATGGTTGGAGTTTCTATATATCCATATCCAGGATCAGTTAAATAAATATAATCTATTTTTCCTCCAGTAACATTAGCTTTTGCTAGAGCTGTTTGACCAAATCTTCCAGTTGGAGAAGAAACGGTTACTTGTACTGTAGTATTATTATATCCAGTACCCTGCGAATCTTCATTAATAATAATAATATCATCAGAAAGTTCACAATTATTTATAATATTTTCTATAGTATATAAAGTAATACCTGCATCGGATATCATTGGTGATATATTATCATCATAAGAAGTTAATATCGCATCCAACGAGAAAGAAGTTGAAGAATTAGAACTTAATAATAACCTTTCCCCTCTTCTATCGTCTAATACAATATCCGTCGGTAATGCAGTCCCATATTTCCCTGGAGTTACGAATTTTGGAGTATCATAAACATTATCTTTTGTTAACGTTCCATACTCGTAATATAAACTCGCCGCAGGAGGAACAAAATCTGTTGTAGTAACGTTAAATGCATCGTATAATATATTAGAATTAGAAGTTGCTAGATTTGTATTAGCAACATTCGCTGTACTAATTGTATAGTTTACGCTATCCTCAATCAGAGTTCTGGTAGGAGCGCCTTTAGGAACAATAAATCTAACGGATGGATTTTGTGTTATATTAAATTTACAACGATCTATCACAAACATTAGACTTTCGTTTGGATCAGTTACCCAAGTAACGGCATTTTGAGATCTAAATACTGAACCAATATAAGGAGCTGTTCCAATTACTGGAGTATTAGTTGGAATAGAATCAGTAACAGTATTTCTATACGTCGATGGAATCATTTTTGATCCATTTTTAGCAACGTGTACATAATATTCTTTACTTTCTGATTTCAATATAAACGCATAGAGTTTATCTGGATAGATATAAACAGGAACCGCAAACTTAAATTCTGTATAAGCTGAAGCGCTTGTATAGAAAAACTCTTTATCGCTAGGAGATAATCTCTTAACATCTTTCTTTTCTTTTATTACTATAGAATGATCTAAAGTTTCTCCTGAAGGAATTCCGCCGTTTGTTCCAACTATAGATAAAGTAATAGAACTATTATCTCTGTTTCCAGGTATACTATAGAAGAATACTTTTATTGAATATAAATACGTTCCTCTTGGATAATTTTTAGAATCGATCATGAAAGTTTGAGCTAACGGATCGTATGGGTTATAATATTCGAATTTAGATATTGATGTAGATGTACTTATTTTAGTTTGTTGCCTTTCGTTAGTAGCAATCAAAGTATTCTTCAGAGAAGAAGGAGATCCAGAAACTGCATCTAATCTAGTTTTTTGAGTAAATAATCCTTCCGAATAAAAAGTTCCTTCTGCCCAAGTAGAAGAATCAATTTCTTCGCCAATTCCTCTATTATCTACCCTGAATACTCTTTGTCCACTATGGAATTGTCCTGTAGGAACATTAAATATGGCAAAATATTTCCCGAATGCGTCTGTAGAAAACTTTCCTATTGAATATACATCGTTTGTTGCATATTTTAATTCTTTATCTAGAGTCAAGTTTCTATTTTGAGTATTAAATCCTGTAATAGTTGCGTTAGATCCTGCTCCAGCCCCAGCTACGATATAGAAAGTATTTCCTACTATATCAGTACCAGTCATATTTTTAGATATGGAAGAATTTGCTTGGACAGATAATTTTACAACATTATTTGGAGTTATTGCAGAATCGCCGAATATAGATCCTCCCCAATGAATACAAGTTCCGTATGTATAAACTCCGCTTAGAGCTATTGATTTATTAACTGGGGCATTAGTGCTATCGAATTTTCCTACATGTATTGTTATGTTTGATCCGGAAGTTTCAATACCATAATTTCCATTAGAAGAAATTATATTAGGGTTGTTTCCATCGCTTATCACATATAATAATCCAGTCCCATCTCCAGATGAAGATTTCCCAACAACTTTAGCAGTAGGTTTAAAGGTTGTAGAATTGGTATAATATCCAATAACATCACCTTCTACAAAATTATTGGCTCCTGCGGTTAATTTTATTACGTTAGGTTTTCTTACATAATTATCTACATTAATTTTATCAAAATAATTTCCTAGTCCGTCCGTATTTTTTAATCCAGTACAACCTACCAAAATTTCTTGCGCTCTAATCCAAGGAGCAATACTTATATCCTGAACGAAATCCATATTAACATCATATGTGTTATTTAATTTGGAATATTCACCTAATATATTATTTTGTTGTTGGGTTATTGTTTGTGTGTATGTATCTGTAGTGGTAGTTTGAACAGTATGTTTAGCATAACCTACAAGATTTCTCGCTTGTTGTTCTGTATATCCTTGATCTAATAACCATTGAAGATCTTGTCTACTAACTTCTTTATTAGTAAATTGTCCATGGTTTAATCTTTCTTGAATAGTTTCTATCGTTTGCTTGTCGCTGCTGGTTAATTGCGTTGTACCGGATATTGTTTGATAATCTCCAGTATACATCAAATTAGTTTGACCTGGAGTAGATTTCCAAATATTGAAATCTCCTTGTAAGGTGATGCTGGCTGCTATTTTATCGTCAATCCAGTTATCATAATTTGGACTTAAAGAAAGTTTACCTTCTCTTTCTACTGAAATTGCAAAAGGGTTTACGCTGATTGGATCAGTTAATTCATTTGTTGCATAAGGTTGAGAAGTTAATATTTCTGATGTATATGGTAAAGTATAATAATTTACAAAATTATCTTTATGTATTTTATAACTTAATGCACTTATTTCAGCATCAGATAAAGCTCCATTATTATAGACTAAAGCTATATTCTTTAGAGCAACGTTTTTAATATCTTTAGAGCAAGTTAGATACTTGAGCCTTCTGTTTATCGCTGCATTGTAATCTTGATTATTTCCATCTACAGTAGAATAGCTAGAAAAATCGTCAGTCATGATGCCATTTTTAAATCTATTCAATCCATAACCGTCGGTTATTTGCATTTTTGTTGCAGATTGTTCCAACGCACTAAGGGCTGTATAATATTCAACCTGATTAATTCTATTTTCTAATCCAGCAATATCAGTCATCCTATATCTTTTATGTTTGAGTTTTTCAATACTCAAATCCGGAGAATAAGAAGCCAATAATTCCCCTGGTATATAACTTGTATAAGGATTGTGATATAAATTCGCTATAAGTAAAGAGCCTTCTGGTTCAGTTGGAAGAGAAGCTTTTGTTGATGGAACTCCTTCTAATATTTGAAAAGATTTATCTTTGTTTAATATCAACCTATCCTTTCTTTCTAAATAGAACGAATAATCCGTCACGAAAGAATCTGTTGGTATATAAGCTCCTTTTAAATTGGGATTTGCTGAATATACATTAAAAGAGAAAGTCGATAAAGCGTTCTTTCTTACTCTTCTAAAATCTATACAATCTCTTAGATTATAAGAAACGCCAGAAGAACTTAAGAATAATGGAATTTGTCTATAATCGTCTGGCTTTGAAGAACCGTCTACATAAGAATATTTACTGAAATATCCATCTCCGCCGCCATGTTGGTAATAATCAACAAGTATAAGAATATTCCCTACGGGTTTTGGACGTCCTGGGATTAATTTTATCGAAGCATGATCATAATATGTATCTCTCTGACCATCATCGAAAGAATAATTATTTGTTATATCATAAGAAGAATTTTGTAACATTGCTACAGTAGGAGCGGTAGCAGGGTTTTTAGTATCAATTATTCTCTTTATGTATTTCACATCGGAAAGATATAAAGATTGATTATTCCCTGAATTAACTATTCCTGCTTTCTTTATGTATATTTGTCCTGTAGAAACCAAAGATCTATCATCAACGTAAGTATTACCTAAACCATCAATATTAGTCATTACTGCGGTTGAGGTTATTGCTTTATTATTCGCTGTAATTAATTGTTTAGTTTTTACTATACGAGAATCATTAGCATTGGTAATGAACACTTTAGCTATTACTATAGCATCAAAGTTATAAGGTAAATTCGTAACTAATGTTAATGTCGTTTGATCAACACTTAAAGTCGCGCTAACTCCATAAGTATCCCAGGAAATTATATCTCCATTTTGTACTGTGGTATTAGTACCTCTATTTGTGACAATTATAATATAATTATTTTTTATTGTATCAGAAGAACTTCCTTCGTGTAAAACTACTCCGTTAAGCGTAGATAAATCTAAGTCAGCTCCGGTAGTAGCGTTAAATGTAACGTTACGGAAAGTTTGTGTAGAATAATAAGAACTGTCCGATAAAGAATTTACAAAAGGATTACCGATTTGATAAACCAATTCAGGTAAAGAATTATTTTCTATAAAAGTAAATCCGCTAGGAATACCATCGACTTTACTGGCTGTATAAATGTTTGCTTTAGAATTAAATACTGCAGGGTATGACGCCTTATTGGTATAAGTTAAACTTTCAGCGTCTTTAATATCAAAATTAAAAACAAATTCTGAGGTATTATCTGGGTTATAAGACCATACTCCATTAATGTATGCCGTTTTAGTAGATCCGTTATAACTCGCTATAGTAGCAAATTCCCCAGCATTTGTTCCTTTTGTTATAAGCATAACAACGCCAGTATATGCGTTATTCGTAGAAGATAGTTTTCCGGAATTAAAGAAAGTTACACTATTTGCTGAGGATGATACTACATTTCCGGTTAATGTTTTGGTGTATACATTATCAATATAAGATTTATAAACCCAATTATTTGTATTACTACTTCCTAAGCTAGAATTAAATTCTATATTTCTCATAAATGCAGTAGCAACTACTGTGGAATTATAAGAATTTGTAGAAGAAAGACTTATATTAGCATAATCTACGCAATGTATATCTATTTCTTGAGTAGATGTTACATCAAAAAATGTAGTATTTCCTTTTACGTTATTTACATACAAATAACTTCCAGGATCGTTTGTTCTAGCAACTGGATGATTTCCGGAAGATGCGGTAGTTCTTGATCTATTCGATACTAATTCTACAGGGTATGGATTTTCTGTTCTATATCCACCAATATAAGCCAATCCTTTTCCGATATTAAGTATATAAGTATCGGCGTTTGCGGTATTGATTTTTGTTACTAATTTAAAATCGTCTACTACATAATCTCCATTACTTTCGTATTCTCTTTTCGCGATATAATCGTTTATTAAAGAATATTGAGTTTCTTGTACTGTTGGGTATATGGAGCCATTTATAACTCTTACCAATTCTATAAAGTTTTGATCACTTCCTATAGAAAGAGATCTAGAAGATAATGTTAATTTTATAACATATCTATCAGCTCCAGGAGCTTGGAAATTAGAAGCGCCCAAAGCTGGATCTAATAAAGAATTATCATCAACATAATCATAAACCGTTTCGGATATTTCTAATCCTACTCTTGCGCTAGGAGTTTTACTGTATTTTGATAATACAATAGTAGATTCAGGAACTTCTACGAAATTTCCTTCGACATAAAATACGCCTTTAGTAATAGAAATTACAGAAGAAAATCCTGTTGAATTTGATGCTATAGCAAGAGCAGCGGCATTGTTATTGGAATATAAGGAAAATATCGTATCTCCGTCTACGAACATTTTTCCTGATTTATAGGAAACTATTAATGTTGGAGGATCTGAATCTCCTGCGGACCCTGTAGCTTCTACTACAGACAATACTTGAGCTATAACTTCGCCTGTAGAATCAGTTACCATTATTCCATCAAAATCATTAACATCTATTAATACGCCTTCGTATTCTGTTTGTAATTTTATATAATGACAGGTGAAATTTGTTGTAATCTGACCTCCAGTTACAGGAGAATTTCTCTTAAAGATATTATCAGCAAATTTAGTAATTTGATCTTGTAATATGGTTTGAGCTTGAGTTAATTCTCTAGCTTGGACAGATACACCAGGTTTAAATAAGATTCTATGGAAGTTTTTTGTAGAATCAAAATCGTCGTAATATGGGTCGGAGTTGAAATTAATCATTTTATTTCCTTAAAATATTTTTATTATTTATAATTAAAATTTCAATAATAATTTAAATAATTCTATAGAATCTTCTGCTCTTTTTACTTCTTCTATATTATCTACATACATTATTCTTCCTGAATATTTTATAATATTTGAAACAGTGGCAGTTAATATTTTTCTCGAAGTTCCTGTATTTTTTCCGGATAGAGAAGCTCCTATAGTATAAGAACCTTTTACATTAGATAATATTAATCTATTAAAGGTTGAGTTATAATCTACACAAGTAGCAGAAAAATAAGCATTAGCATAACTGCTTGTTGATTGATATACTATTTCTCCTCTTTCATAAGTCCCGCTTCCTGGAGAAACATTTATCGTTGTTGCCGCTAATATAGTATCTGATCTTTCGTGATTTGGGTAAGATTCCGTAGAAACAATTCCAGATATTAATCCATATTGACGAATTTCTAAATCGTTTGGAATTTCTGTATCAGTTTCGTCAAAAGCTCCTATTACAAATATTCTATCGCATCCTAATTCAGACATAACATCGCTTCCATTTCCTCCAATAGAAGAAATTAAAGGAACATGTTTAAACCCTGAACCTAATGTAGAATTTATAGCAACGTTTGCATAAGTATAATTTTTCCCTGGATTTGTTACTACTATTCTTGATATAGTATTTGTCGTATTATTTACTTGTACTGTTGCCGCAGCTCCAGTTCCGTCTCCCATAATAATAGCAGAAGAAATTGATGGTTCTCTTACTGAGTTATATCCAGAACCTCCATCAAGTACGGCAATAACTTCTATACCTCCGCATCCTTCTGCTTCGGAATAAACGTCAGGTTGATCTGATAATAAAACAGGCATCCATTTTTCGTCTAAGAATTTTTGGATTTTAGCCATAGGAAGAGTATACATATACTTCCAAGTATATCCATCAACCTCAGTATAAAACACGTTCAAATCTACATTATAATGTCCAGGTATAAAATAAGGTTCTTCTAAAGAAGGAGCTCCTTTATTATTCCATAAACATTTAAATACCTGACTATAACTATTTAAAACGTAATATTTATATTTTAAATTACCATCAGCGTCTTTTTCTCTAACATTAATATCTTCCGAATAATAATCGTAAACTGTACCAGCGTTCCAGTTTACTCTTTGGATTACAGGAGACATATCATCTTCTGTTATTTTCTTAAAATATATTATATCTTTATGGACTTGTCTAATATATTTTACGGTATCTTTTGGTTTCGGAGGATTATTGTTATCGTTAAATATTTTTAATGTAGAAAATGTAGTTAACGGAGGATAATCGCTGAAAGGAACATCTACTTTTATAGTTCTTGTTTCCGGATCGTATTCGGTAATGTTTCTAGTGTAAGTTAATCCGCCAACTTCGTTAGTGACATCAACGAATAGAGAATAATCATTATAAAAATTTGCTACATTAGATAAAGGTAAGCTTGAATTTTTTTCGTTTATAGTTACCAAATAAGTTTGATTTAATCCAATAAATTTAGCATTTCCAAAATAATTATTTGCAGATTTATTGTTTATGTATAAAGATAAATTATTTTCGTTTAATGAGGTGACATAACTATTAGCTGGAAGATAATCTGATACTACTTTCATACCAACGAAAAAATCTGATAAAGAATTATCATTTGCTATAAAAATAGTATTAGAATCCTCTATAGCTGCAATCTTTTTAGTTACTATTGTATCCGAAACATTACTAGTTAAAAGAGTTTCGTCCCATGGAGTTTTATAAGATATAAAAGAATATAAAGAAGTCAAATATTCTCCTGCAACAATAGTGTCAGGAGAATAATAATAGTTACTTAACTCAAAAACTTTGCTATCAGAAGTTAATATGCTGTTATTTTTTATCATTTACTTTACCGATACTTCAGGGGTTTCGGAAGAAACAGGATATCTAGATCTAATTTCTTCAATTTTATCTTGCCATTCTTGAATAGTCGCTTCCCCTCTCTGAGATTTGAAGAATAAAGGATCAGCCTCGCTGACATAAGCTTCAGATCTTAATCTTTTATTTAAATTATCTATTTGTTCTTGAGTTGGAGGGTCTCTGTCTTTTAGACCAGGACGTCCATTTTTTTTCTGATATAAAATTTTTCCTTCAGACAAACCATTCATAAGAGATTCGTGTTCTTCTTTAGTTATTTCTACATCTTCTTCTTTTATCATTTCTTTATGAAACGATTCGAAAATAAAACCATTTAAACTTTTTGAATAATATATTTTATTTTCCGAAGGCCAAATATCCTTTAAATTTGGTTCTATCCTAGTTTCTGGAATTTCTATATTAATATCATCGACTAAGGAATCTATTTTAGTTTCTTCTATATTTTCCATTGCATTTTCCGTTGTATTTTTCATATTAACGTCCGATAGCCAACCAAGAAGCAGTAGTGGCGCCAGCTTGACCAAAATTATCTACAGTAAACTTTGTAACATAATTAGTCTTAACAAATGATGCAGTAAGACCAACGTTCCTATCCACGCTTTTATTCGTAAGAAATACCGCAGTAATATACATACCAAAACTCATGGTAACCTCCGTATCAGCAGAACCTGAAATATCTACTCTGCCCCATTGAATTTTTGTTCTATCATTTAATACAATCCAACCAGAATCTTCGGTAGAAGAAGATCTTACGAGCCTATCTAACCAATAAAGACGGGAATCGCCTGTAGCAGTAGCACCCCATACCCAAAGAGGTTGACCACCAGGATCATCCCAAGTGAATGATATTCCATTAAAGTAATTTCTGCCATTAGATCTGTTATGATTAACAATACTTCCCCCAGACGCAGAATATAACCCCCAATTATCTTGATTACTGTATATATAAACTGGATTATACCCAGCTCTAGAAGCCCCGACTTGACCCTCGATGGTATCACCTGTGGTAAAAAATCTTCCTGTAGTAGCCGCATCTGCGTAGGTAGATCTAGAAGAAGTTCCTTGAACATTAATTGGCCAAGTTCCACCCGCATTAGATCCATCAGTTTTCGCCGGAGTATAAGTTAATCCATTTGTTATTTGAGAAGAACTTAAAGGTCCGCCATAAGGAGCGCTAAGAGATGTAGCAGAGCCAGTGACGCTAATCGGCCATGTTCCAAAAGCATTTGTTCCGCTGGTATTCGCTGGGGTATACCCTAATCCAGTTGTTATTTGAGAGGATTTAAGAGTTCCAGTCAAATTAGCCGCAGAAGCAGCAGAGCCAGTTATACTAATCGGCCAAGTTCCAAAAGCGTTTGTTCCGCTGGTATTCGCTGGGGTATATTTTAATGCAGTTGTTATCTGAGAAGAAGTTAGAGGTCCTGTATAAGAACCAGTAATAGACTTAGCTGTTCCTTGAACGCTAATGTTCCAAACGCCAGAAGCTCCTGATCCATTTGGTCTAGGAGGTTCAAACCCTAATAAAGATATTATTTGAGGTCTAGTAACATTTGCCTCTCCAGAACTTGAAGAAGATCCAGTAATATTAATGTCCCATGTACTTTTCGGAACCACGTTTGTTCCGTCGATCTTTGCTGGAGTATAGCCTAATGCATTTGTTATTTGAGGTTTGGTTAGCGTTCCGTCATAAGGAAGGCTAAGAGACTTAGCAGAGCCATGAATACTAATTGGCCAAGTTCCATACGCTCCGTTTCCTAATAGACTAGGTGGGGTATATCCTAATCCAGTTGTTATCTGAGAAGAAGTTAGAGTTCCAGTCAAATTAGCCGCAGAAGCAGCAGAGCCGGTGATACTAATTGGCCATGTTCCAGAAGCGTTTGTTCCGCTGGTATTCGCTGGGGTATATCCTAATCCAGTTGTTATCTGAGAGGATTTAAGAGTTCCAGTTAGGTTAGCTGCAGAAGAGGCAGAACCAGTAATGCTAATCGGCCAAACTCCAGAAGCATTTGTTCCGCTGGTATTTGCTGGGGTATATCCTAATCCAGTTGTTATCTGAGAGGATTTAAGAGTTCCAGTTAGGTTAGCTGCAGAAGAGGCAGAACCAGTAATGCTAATCGGCCAAACTCCAGAAGCATTTGTTCCGCTGGTATTTGCTGGGGTATATCCTAATCCAGTTGTTATCTGAGAGGATTTAAGAGTTCCAGTTAGGTTAGCCGCAGAAGCAGCAGAACCAGTAATACTAATCGGCCAAACTCCAGAAGCATTTGTTCCGTCGATTTTTGCCGGAGTATAAGTTAATCCCGACGTTATCTGAGAAGAAGTTAGAGGTCCTGTATAAGAGCCAGTAATAGACTTAGCAGAACCAGTGATACTAATTGGCCATGTTCCAGAAGCGTTTGTTCCATCGATCTTTGATGGAGTATACCCTAATGCATTTGTTATTTGAGATGAATTTAGAGGTCCTGTTAGGGTAGCTGCAGAAGCAGCAGAACCAGTTATACTAATTGACCATGTTCCAGAAGCTCCAGTTCCTGTTTTCGTCGGAGCATAAGAATTAAAATTTTGCGCGTGAAGTACTGTATTAGATCCATATAATAATGCAGGAGCGGATAATTGCCCTGTCATACTTCCGCCAGACAACTTCACGAAAGTAGAATTAGCTCCTACTGAAGTATATGTATTATTTGCTCTTGTATATGCGTCAGTTCCATGAGAATATGCTGTATTCGCTCTATCATATGCTACGTTAGCTTGATTAAATGCAGAATTAGCTTGGTTAAATGCAGAATTCGCTGCTCTATAAACTAAATTAGCTTGAGCAAAAGCTAAATTGGCTTGATTAAAAGCTAAATTGGCTTGATTATATCCTGATCTTGCTATACTTATTGTAGTATTATCGCTTATTGTTATAGTATTTCCGGAATAAACGGTTTTACTAGTGAGATTATTAATAGTAATTCCGCCGCCGGTATTAATCGTAAAAAACCCCTGATGGTTAGGATCTGCATAAAATTCCGCCAAATATCCCATTAAAGAATTTAAAGAAACTCTTTTTGTTGACATAGTTTGTGCATTAACTACAACAAACCAGGTATTCTTTGGATCACCAGGTAAATTCGATTGCGTCGCTTCTTGTAATTGTGATATTTTTATTTGTGGTGCTATAATTGCCATTTTCTAAACCTGTTATAAAGAGATTCCTGTTTCTACTAAAGCTGAAATGATATTATTTGATTCATCAAAGAACTGGAATAATTTCGCGTTACTATCCATAACTCCCCTATTTGAAAGGGTTATAGTATAATTATTTATACCGATTATTTTAGTGTTTGATGGAATGTTATAAAGTTGTATATAATTCTCGAATAATGTAGGAGATCCGCCCTCATAATGTATTGTATTAGAAATAACGTTACCTGTTGCAGTATTTGACATTAATATAGTAGAATTTCCTGGATAGTAAGATATTATAGAAGTATTACCTGGTATATATCTTCCAGAAATAATCTGTCCAGAACGGACATTTCCGTATATTTTAACCGAAGTTAATGTATTACTTGAATAAGTAACATTCGCAGAAATAGTAACAGGTTCTGAAGTTACGGTTTGACCGATAGAAATTCCAGATAATATTGACGAATAATCTCCATTTATTTGAATTGTATTACTTCCTATTATAGTATTTCCATTAACCGCCGAAGTGGTATAAACGTATGTCGGTGGATAGTAAGCATTATCTCTTACAGTAAATTCTTGTAAAGTTGTATTAGAAATACAATTATTTGATATAGTAATATAATTACCATCCAACGAAATTGTTCTTATTATACTATTATCAGGTATTCCGTATCCTTCTATTATTTGTCCGACAAAAATAGTAGACGGGAATTCTCTTAATGTGATTGTATTATTAGACGTCCATTGACCATATTTAGATATAGAAGAATCAAATATTAAAGTATTATAACTCTCATCTGCAATTACTTCGAAAATATATTGTAATTCTGTATCGTTTAATTTATTAGAAAAATAATTTTCAAAATCAGTAGGATGATCTATATAAGAATTTATTCTAGCTTGACCAATTAATCTACTACCAGCTGGATGTAATAATTCATAAATCCAATTTCTGTATTTTGATATTTCTTTTTCTACGGATAAAATATAACTAAATTCATTATAATTTTTATTTTGTAGTATAGAGAAAGAACTTAACTGACCTCTGTCAGATATATATTTACCTTTTCCTATCTTTAATCCGTTCAAGAATTTAGCGTTTGCCTTAGCAGAACCGTCTCCGAAAGTAACTACACCTTGGTGGCTTGTATCGGTTCCTTGATACCCTGTAGGGAAAGTATAAGTTTTTTCTATATTTAATGTATATGTATTAGCTGTATTTGGTTGAGCCAGCCTTAGAGTTAATATAGAATCTACATCAATTAATTTATTGTAATTAAAACTTCTTATAATATATTTTGATAATAATGGATTGATGTTATTTTCAACCAAAGTTATAGAATCAACGTAAGATTTATAGTTCGATTTTACATCAATATTTCCTTGATATAGAAGATCCCCGCTAACAGGAAGTTTTGTTATATTTAAATTGGAAACAGCTATATCTTGAATTTTTAAAGAAACTCGCGGTTCTGAATTATAATCTTCTCCGTATTCAGAAACATTTATGGTCGTTATTGATCCAATTCTATCTGTAGTAGAACTTAATTGAGCAGCTTCGCCTAAGATGCAATCAACGTATAAAGAAGCTCCAGTACCAACTAAATTATAGGTATTAGATATATAAGTTGCTGTAGCATTATTAGAAATTAATACACTATTATTCCCTGTGTATATAGTGGTTATTACAGAATTACTTGGTATTCCATTTCCCGTAATAGTTTGACCTATTCTAACGTTATTCAAAGGGGAAGCTGAATTTATTACAACAAGTCTACTATTGATTGTGACGTTAGCAGTCTTTGTTTTTGGTTGTATAGTAACTTTTGGTAAATTACTAGCATAATAACCAAATCCTCCTAAAGGAGCAGGAACGTTCGCCTTTTGATAATAAGAAACAGATATTATTTCCCCATTAGAACCAACAGAAGATACATTAGCAAACGCAGCCGAACCGACAGAACCAGAAAAACTTAATTCGTCTCCAACTTCGTAAGAAGTTCCTGACATTAAATATCCAGTAACTGGATTTTTTTGTACTTTAACTGGCCCTAATATACCCAATAAAGGTAATTCTGCGCATTCGTATGTTGAACCAAATGTATATCTGTCATCATAATAAGGAGCTCCAGTATCTAAATATTTGTCGGTTTCATAAGTTGATACGGCTTTTAGGGCTGGAACGGCAGAAAAACTAGAGCTTCTTGTTATAATTAAAGATTTTATTGGATGCGTATCAAAAGATGAAAACGAAAACGCATCGCTCATTCTGGTATTAGAATTCGCTTTCGGTAAAGTAGAAAAACCGTAATCGCATTGATTATTTGTAGAATATCCTGTACTAGCATCGCAATATAATATTTGATCTTTATAAGCGTCTAGACCATCTTTTATTATATAATTTAGAGGTATTGTATTAGAAGTATCTACTTCAGAAACGTCGATAATAGTATATTTCTGAGGATCTGGATTTAATACAACTTTAGTATATGGTATTCTATATCCATAATTACCAGACGAACTTGGATTTGTAGTTGCTGTTAATAGATAACCTGGAGTTACTTCCCCTACTGTTGCAACAGCTCCAATTCCTCCGGCATCAAGTCCATTATAGAATACAACAGGATTCCCCGTTTGATAAAAATTTCCTCTATTTTTTGGATTAATATCTACGCTTGATATAGGAGATAATAATCTTGCTCTTAATATATCTCCTTGGCCTTCTGATACAACATTCCCATCTTCGTCGAAATATAGTTCTTTAAAATTGTAATCAACGACTCTTATATATTCACTAACAGCAAAAGTTCTTTTTATATCAGAAAGAAATACTTCGAGTTTATCTCCAACAGAAATTACTCTTTCTATTTTGGCTACTGAAGTAGAAGTTTCTCCTGCTATAAAATAATCTTCAATGTTCAAGAACCTAGGATCAGAAGATCTTAGTTTTACCGATTTAGGAGAAAACCAAACTCCGGAAGAAGGGATTAATATAAAATCTTTAGTTTCAAATATTTCGCAATCAGATCCATATAAAGATTTAAATAAGAATTTATATGATGATATAGTACCTTTTGTTTGATATATTTCTCTGGAAAATTTAAGCAGTTTTCTTCTATCACAAATTATATCCTTCGGGAAAGAAGGCATAAATTCATTATAGAAATAATCAATAAATTCATCTAATGTAGAATCTATAGTTTGATATTCTAATAAATTTTTCGTCTCGCCATAAACTTGCCCCTGTTCTTCCATCCATTCGTAATAAGCTTCTAAGAAAGAAACAAAAGCCGAATAATCAGCTTCTTCGCTTATATACGACGGAAGTTGAGACGTTATTAGATTTGATATTTTTGTTGAATCTTTCATTATAGTTTAGGAGTTACATTTACTACAATAGAATTTGAGTCCAGAGTATCTATAGTTAATAACCTTTTTCTAGAAGAAGATAAAATTGTACTTCTCGGATTTGCTGATATCGTTAACCTATTTAACAAACTATTTGGTACTTCTATAGGAGCAAAATTATATAGATATATTACGCCTTTCTCGTAATCTACTATACCAGTATCCGAAGAAAAAAGCGTTTTTTGTTGTTTGTCGTTATAATATACTGTTCTTAGGTTTCCGTATCTTCCAGCGATTGAAGCGTACGCTTCTGCTCCATACCCATCGCCGATAACTTTTACTGTAGCATAACTATAATTATTTCCTGGATTATCTAATACAACAGATCGTAAGCTCCCGTTTACAATAACAGCATGAGCATTTGCTCCAGTTCCATCTCCGGTAATTTCTATTGTTGGAGTTGTTGTATAGCTATATCCAGGAACAGAAACTAATATTGAATCTATTCCTCCTAATGCTGTAGGAAGTTCTTCTATTTCAGCTCCATATATTTTAGTTACTCCAGAAGATTTATCATAAAAAGTCATTCCTGGATATGAAGTTATTCCAGAAATTACAGAACCTCTTTCTAAAGGGCAACCAAAATCTAACTCGTAATTAGTGCCTACATCTAAATTTGGGAAAAATTTCTTTTCTACAAAAATATCGCCGTCATTAGATATGATAGAAACATCAGCAGTTTGTATTTTATATAATAAAGTTGGATAACTTAATGTTGAATCAAAAGAATTTAACGTCGAATTACAAAAATCGTAAATAGCCTCTCTAACTTTCGTTTGTATTTGAGAAGGGCTTAATTTAGTTTTTTTAGGATCATATAGAACGTTAGAAATAATTCTTAAATAAACATAATCTGGATCTACTATTTGAGGATCAACAGTAATTACGCTTATTGGTTTTATTATTTTATTTTTTACTACTTCTTTTTGAGCTTCTGTTAATGTGTATGCGCCAGCCGGCTTCAAACATAAAAATACTTGTCCATATATAGGTGGATCGTTTTCTTGACCGCCCCAAACATTAACAGCATCAAAAGAAAAATTTAAGTTGTTATTATTTAAAGCGTATATGTAATCTTGATAAGTTACTGCTCTTCCTTGCGCAGAATAATGTCTAGGAGCATTAAATTTAATGGAAGATACAGATTCTCTTTCAGTTCCGCCGAATGCTGTATCCACTGTCGTGATTACAGGAGAATTTGAATTGAAAGGTAGTTTATCTAATAATTTAAATTGATTATCGCTTCCTGCTCCATAACTAGCAATTCCAGAACTTACAACATAAGTAATAAGAATTACGTTTCCGTCTTGTAGCAATTTACCCAGAACTCCGTCTCCGAAAATTATTTCATAAAAACCTTCGTTATTTTCTTCAGTAAAATAAACTAAAGAATCTGGTCCAAGATATCCTAAACTTTCTGCGTTATAGTAATATTCAAAAGAGGTATCTGTTACTGATTTTTGTACTCTTACTTCTAAAGTATTTAAATCTACATTAGTATCAGCAATCAAAAATCTAGCATCTGGATTATTTTTTCTATAATAAATTTGCCTTATTGATATAGGTTCTCCTTCTATCAATCCAATATTTTTTATTTCTATGCTTGTATTTCCGACAGGCTTACTTTGATAAACATCTTCTGTAGTAACGAAAGTGTAATATTTATCATCTATATTCTCGGAAACAAATTTTGTGTATTTTGGTATCAACAGATAGGTGTCATTATTACTAACTCCAGATATAGACATGTTTATAGTAGCTATACAAGAATGAGCAGATTTTGGAACATATCCAAGAAGTTTTGCTTTTGATACTACAGAGTTTCTTTTTGTTGCAGTATCTAAAAACATTTCGTTAGCAAGCATATTCAAATAATATGAATTATAATGAGTATTATATGAAAGTACGTCTAATAAAACAGATAATACGCTTCCATCATAATCTGCATCAGCTAATACATTTTGACCTTTTAAAAATTCCTTCAGGTTACTTTTAATATTATCAAAATCTAAATCGGTAAGTTGTATATTTGAATTTGCTTGAGCCATTAGTATTTCTCTTTATTAAAATGCGTTTCCTGGAAAAGGAACTTTTAAATTATTTACTTCATCAGAATTTAATAGATAATAAGATATATCAGCTATTACAGTATTTTCATCATCTTCTGCATAATAAACGTTTATTGAAATTAAATTTACCCGAGGTTCAAAATTTTTTATTACGTTAAAAATTTCTTTTTCTATAATACTTGTAGTAAAAGACCCATTTAATTCGAATAATAATTTTCTTAAATTACAACCTATTTCTGGATGAAATAATCTTTCGTAGTAACTCGTTGATAATAAATTTCTTATAGATTTATTTATTGCATCAGCCCCCTTATTTGTCGTTAGATCTTTTTTAATTGGGTGGATTTTAAATAATAAATCTAAATCGGAATACGATAATTTATCAGAAGTTTTGTTTATATTTATTTCCATTAGTATATCGAATTTTTAGATTTTAAAGAATTTAATTGAGTATTGTTATTATCAAAATCCGTCAACCCAGGGGTTTCATCTAATGTATCATAATAAGAATCTTTCCTTAATTCTAATACAGTTTTAAAATTTCCAGTATTATTTATTACGTGCCTAATAGCGCTTACTAAATAAAATCCAGATAAAAATTTATTTTCTGGTTTAGTAGAATTAGTTGTATCTATAGTAGTCTGAGGTATATTTACCTTTACTATCATACCAACTCCAATATTATGATCTCCAGGTATTACTATTTTTAATACGTTAGTATCTAGTAAACCGAATTGAGCTGCTCTATATGGGAAAGTATATTCTATGTTTATATCTTTTATTTCGTTTTGATTAGTTTTAATGAATTTATTATCTATCTGTCCAGTATTTGTTGTTATAACTTTTATAACCCCTTCGCTGTATTCATTATATTTTTTACCAAACCTATCTTGCGCGTTTGACATGATAGAATATTTGTTTTCTTTTTTATATAAATCAATATTAGATTTAGTATACTTTTCGTAATTCTCGTAATTAAAATCAGTGCTTCTATAAGTTCTAGTTAAAGGATCAATCGTAATTAATTTATTAGCGAAAACCCCTTTCTTAATATTTTCAATAGAATTATATGATTTGAGTATGTTATATGTAATTATTTGTTCACTGTCCCTGATCTTACTTGAGTTTGAGTCTTTCGATCCAATCATTCTATTAACATCAACGTTTTTTACGCCATACCAATAGCCGTTTCCCGTATTTTCCCATCCTTTATAAAAATAATCATCTTTATTTTTGAAAATTTCTAATAAAGATTTAAAAAAATATCCGTATCGGTTTTGCCAGAATAAATAGGTTGCTCCACTTTCTCTACTATTAGGTAGATTATTTGATATAGCATAATTACACAACCAATTTATTGCTTCATACGGCCTCAAATTTGGAATAGTTATATTATGAGTACCATAAGTCATTTCTATATTTTCATCTAAAAATTCTTTAGGATCTATTTTTAAATATTGAAATGCTATGTCTTTTACTATTTCGTCTATTCTTGAGTTTTTATAGGTTTTACTAATTCTTATCTTTTGAGCTAATAACAATTCTTCAGAACAAAAATTTAAAATATAGTTTTCATTAGTTTCGCTTGTAGTTGTTCTATTAGACATAGAATATATTTTACAAACTTTTTTTATTATAGTATCATCGTCCGTCTTACCAAAAGATAAAATTAAATATTCATTACCAGACCAAGAATATTTGTTATGTAAAGAAGAAGAATCGTTTATTAATAAATTTCCCGATATAGAATTTGAGAAAATATCTTCGAAATAATTTAATTCAACTAGTACTGGCATCATTTCCAATACGCCAACAGAAGAAACTATTTTACATTCTTTGATATAAACATCAATTATATTTTGAGAAATATTCGCGTTAGACATTTTGTATATTAGAAATCAAAGTGTTTAAAGATCTTACAGCATCTAGTTTATATTCTTCTTTTAATAATTTAATATTTCTCTTTTCTTCATTTAATTCCATTTCTTTTTGATATATCGTTGTTATATTTTTCTGTAGGTCGTAAGAAATTTCTTGAAAATTATCGACAAAAAATTTAGTATATACAGAAGTTAATTCATATGTACGTTTATCAATATTATAATAATTTTTTCTTAAAACTGTATTTGTTGATATATTTGTAACTGTAATTGTTTTTTGATACCCATATACTGGATCTGGAGTCGTTAATGCATATTTGTATCCGCTAATATTTAACTCATTTCCTTGAGTTTTATATTTACTGTTTAAGTAATTATTAAAAGTAACAGAATTCATAGGTAAATCAAAATTTGGATTTATTATTCCATTAGTCAGTAGTATGATCCAATGTAGAGTAGAATCTCCATAATATTTATTTGCAATAGTATCAGGAGTATCTATATCCTGATACACGTAGTCATAATATAATAGAGGATCTTTCACCCAATCAAATTCGCTGTATTTTACTCTTGCAGAAATATCAGTTAATAATACATCATTATAAAATATTTTAGGAATTTTTTGAAAAAACGGAATCATATTAGAACCCTTCTTCTACATCTTGTCTTGTTACTTGTTCAATTTCGCTGAAAGTTAGTGTCATTTCAACTACAGCAGGCATACCATCAACATAAGTAGACCAACCTCTGGGAGAATAATTTACTTCGCAATTAGTTAATGCGCAAGTCTTGAATTTTGGTATATTTTTATTAGTTTTTCCTTTATGAAAAACTTCTATATCAAAAGTCGAAGGAGCTAAATAAAACCTAGAAGTTCCATATAAAAGTTCAGGGGACGAATGAAACCTGAAAGTTTTTATTATGTTTCTTATATTCCTTGATTCTTTTTCATTACTTGGTATAAATACAAATTGGAACTGAAAATTTCTTCTAGATAAACCTTGAAACATAACTAAAATATTAGGATTAGTTGCAACTCCAGCCGCGCCTTTTACAATAGTACCTAAATCCCCTAATTGTGCTCCAGCTTTATTAGCTAATTCTGCTCCTCTTCGAGCAGCTTCTGCAGCTAAGGATACAGCCCATCCGTAATTATCAGAAGAAACAGTATTTAAAGAAGTATCCATTTTTCCTTCTCTTCTAAATTTATCTGCCAAACTTCCGGCGTATTTTCCAACTTGAGCTCCTGTTTGTAATGCTACTCCGGGGAGTCCAAAGGCAGAAGTACGATCAATCTCCCCCCAATTTAAATTAGTTCCGAAAGATAACCCAGAAGGAGGAACGTATAATGAAACTGCTTTATTGATTCTTTTATATAAAGGTCTTACTGGACCAGTGCTACCAAAATTTCCGCTCAACCCCTTAACAGGTTCAAATTTAGTTGGAATTTTTCCGGTAAGAGTACTTTTAATACCAAAAAACCCTGCTCCATCTGGAAGAGAATATGTATTATTAATATTCCAATTACTCTTTTGACCATTAATATAAGAACTTCTTTCATGAACATTTATATAAAAATTCATATAATGTCCATTTCCAGTTATGTCGTCTATAATTTCAGGAAATTTCGCATAACTAAAATCATATTTTCCTTGACCTGAAGATAAAGAATATAAAGAATCCAGCGGAGATTTGGTTCCTAAGTCCATAAAATTTATTTAATATACGTTATAAATACTATTATTTATATAACTTTTTTATGGCTGGTAAATCTTATCCAAAACCTAAATTATGGTCCCCAAAAAACCCACAAAAATACGCAGGAGATTCTTCTAATATATGGGTAAGATCTTCTTGGGAATTGAAAGTTTATAAATGGATGGATTCGAAAAGTTATGTAATAAACTGGAGTTCTGAAGAAATAGCTATTCCTTATCTATCTCCAGTAGATAATAGATGGCACAAATATTATCCAGATGTGTTAGCTAGAATTGATATTGGAAATAAAATTACAACATTTTTAGTAGAAATAAAACCATATAATCAAACTATAGAACCTAAAACTAAAAAGAGAATAACAAAAAATTATATAAACGAAGTTTGTACTTGGGGAATTAATTCTGCTAAATGGAAAGCCGCAAAAGAGTATTGTTTGGACAGAAAATGGGAATTTAAATTGTTAACAGAAAAGGATCTATTTTAATGCCTTTTACAAAAAATTATTCTTTATTTCATACAGTAAATTATAAGGATAAAATGTATATATTTGATCCATTCGCCTTTGGTACAGGTGGTTGGAAGATATATCATTCAAATTCTGGTAAAATGGGTATAAGCGTTGATAAGTCTTTACAAAAAGAATTAAACGAATTGATGTTTGGTAACGGAGAATTGCCGAACATGTTAGAGAGGCTTAAGATAGCGAGCGAAGAAGAAAAACAAAATTTCAAAGAAATATCTTTATCGTGGCTTCAGTTAAAAGTAAGAGGGTTGAAAGAACGAAAAGAAGTCGAAGGAATGAAAACGACATCAGTCTTTATTCCCGGAGGAATGTACTATTATTCTTATGACGCAAAATATAAAGATATACTTCCTATTTGGGATAGATTTCCTCTTACTATAATTTTAGAAATTTATTCCGATGGATTTTTGGGTTTAAATTTACATTATATAGAACAAGAAAAGAAAGCCGCAATACTATCGTATTTGGTAGAACGTTTTGGTAATTTAAATGAAAATAATTCCATATTAAAACTAGCTATAACATATAAAATAATTTCCTCAATTTCTTACAAAACAGAATTTTCTCCTTGTATAAAAAGATATTTATTTTCTCATGTAAATTCTAAAATTTTACCAGTAGAACCGCACGAATGGGCGTATTCCATTTGGATACCAGCTCAAGATTTTCAATTTAATCAAGGTAAAAAATAATGTCCAACGTCAAAAATTTTATATCTAACTTTAAAAAAACCGAACTTGCAAGACCATACAATTTCGATGTTAGTTTTTATCCATCAGAATCAGTAATTTCTACGATAATAAGTCCTTCTTTGGCTGGTAAAGCTCTACAATTAGAATTATTGAAAAACGGAAGAGACTTTAAAATGAAATGTGAACAAGCAGAACTTCCTGCTAGAACTTTTTCTACAGTAGAACAAAGAATATACGGTTATACAGATAAATTTCCAATATCAACTTCATACGAACCTATTACATTAGTTTTTATATGTTCAGATGATATGAATGAAAAATATTTTTTTGATTTATGGATGGAAGTTATCTCTATGACTAATCCTATAGGAATTGCTGTTTCTGCAGCAGCAGATTTAGCAGAAAATTTACTTGGTATAGATACTGGTTTTGGAACAAGATTCGATCTTCAATACAAAGATAATTATAGTTGTATGATAGAAATTACTCAATATGATTTAACAGGAAAAGCTTCATATAAAGTCATGTTAATAGCAGCTTTTCCGAGGTCCGTTAATCAAATGCCTTTACGTTGGTCTGATACTGGTTCTTATCACAGAGTAGCTGTTACTTTTGAGTATAAATATTTCATGATTGTCCCTTTATAGATAATTGATACCTTAAACTAATTTCGGAGTTATAAAATGTTACCTAAAATTGAGTCGCCTGTTTTTGAATTGACTTTGCCTATTTCAAAACTTAAAGTTTCATATAGACCTTTTTTGATTAAAGAACAAAAAATATTATTAATGGCTAATGAATCTGACGAGAAAGATTTCCTTTACAAAAATGTTAAACAAATTATAACTAATTGTTGTTTATCTGAAATAAATGTAGAAGATTTATCTATTGTAGATATTGAATATTTCTTTTTACATTTAAGGGCAAAATCTGTGGGAGAAATTGTTGATACGAAATATAGATGTCAACATTATGTAGAAGATAAAGAGGATTATTGTAATAATTTAATGGATGTTTCATATAATATTCTTGATACCGAAATAGATACAGATAATTATAACGAGTTAATACAATTAACTCCTAATATGGGAATAAAAATGAAATACCCAGATTATAAAACTATCGAAAATGCTTATGGAAATTCTGGGTCTGATGAGGAAGATGTTTTTGGAGTGATTAAATCTTGTATTGATTATATCTACGATCAAGATAACGTTTATAGTTTGAAAGAAGCAACAAAAGAAGAGATAGATGAATTTTTTGATTCATTAAGCGTGAAACAAATAAAACAAATTAAAGATTATTTTAATAATTTACCGACGATCAAGAAAGAAATAAAAGTAGATTGCAATAAATGCGGATTTAATCATGTGATTAATGTGAAGGGGTTGATGAATTTTTTCGATTAATTTTTAGTCATGAAAACTTGAGCAATTATTATAAGGTTAATTTTATTTTGATCCAGCATCACAAATACAGTTTAACCGAATTAGAAAATATGCTACCGTGGGAAAGAGAAATTTATATAATACAATTAGAAAATTACATAAAAGAACAACAAGATAAATCCATTAATGGATAGGAAAAATAAATGTCAATATCAACAGTTCTGAATCAAATTAAAAATGCCAATCGAGATTTCCACACAAATCCTTCGGCGCCAGTAAACATAAATTTGACAGAAGGTTTCGATTCGCCGAAAGAAAATGATAAATTTTCAGAAATTAAATCTGAGATTAGAGATTTAAAGGCTACTATTGATAATAATTTATTTGGGATAAATTTACAATTAAACCAAATGAGAAACGCTACATCAGCGCAAAACGACTTACAGAATATTCAAGAATTGAGCGGATCTACTATTCTTTCTGATATAGGAGAAATGCGGGATGATATTAATAAAATAGAAAAAAGAAGTTTATCTACGCAACAAACAGCAGTTAAGGAGAATGAACAAGGGTTTTCTTGGAAAGACGCTTTAGGTGTCGCAGGAAGCGTTGCAACAATAACTCAATTAGTATCTAAATTTGTTGATCTTAATACGGTATTTGGTGATATAAAAAATTCTATTTCTGGAATTATAGAAAGTTTAACCAGCGAAAATTCCGGAGGTTTATTAGGCGGGTTATCAGAAATGATAAAAAAATCCTTTTCCGGATTTTTTGAAGAATTAAAATCTGATTTAGAAAATTTTAAAATTCAACCTTATATCGAAAATTTTAAAAACGAATTAAAAGAACTTAATTTAAAAGAACTTTTTTCTTCTCCTATTAAATCTATAGAAAATTCTTTATCTGAAATTTCTGGTATTAATTTTTCAGGAACTCTTGCTGGAGTAAGGGACGAAATATCAAATATTAATTTTAAAGAAGATATATTCAAACCGATGTTTGACGCTTTAAATAAAGTCTTTATAGAATTTTTTAATGTCGATTTAAAAGAAAATTTAAAAAATATCGTAAATAATTTTACTGAAATTATGAAATCAGTAAGTTCTTCTATGCAAAATTTTGCTGGAATTATGGAAACTGCATATAAAAGTATTCCTTCTTTTATACAAATTATGAAGGAATCTTTAACAGGTTTTGGAAAAAATTTAGATGATATTTCTAGAATTATTTGGACCATAAAGAATCCTATTGATAGTATATCATACGATAGACAACTATCTATTTCTCGTGATCCATTTGTTGAACCTGCTGTAAGAGAACGCGCCAAAGAAGAAATGAATAGAATGAGGGAAGCTGGAGAAGCCCCTCCTGAAAGAAAATTTGAGAGTACCTTTAAAAATTTATTGGCTCCATTAGGAACGACAACTCCATTAGGAACGACAACTCCATTAGGAACAGCAACCACATTAGGAACGACAACCGCAGGAACAGCAACTCCATTAGGAACGGCAACCACATT